GTATATCTAGCGGTCCGTGGCCTACTAAGATCGATCAGCCGCGATTCATAGGTGATCGCAATAGAACACGTTTCCGCTTCTTCGTTGATGACAGGAGTATCGATCCTGCCTTCAAAGATAAGCCAAGGCGTAGCGACTACAGACCCAGACGATAAAAAGCCGAGATAAATTCTGCCGAGAGCGCCTTGCCGAACGTCGGTCAAAACAAGCGATAGGAGATCAGCCGGAATTCCGTTGAAGGTAACGACGATTCCTGATGCTTTAATCTCGCTAGTCTCTTCAATATTCGATACCTGTACTAGATTGCCAGCACCCAACCAGGTCTGACTATCCCATGAAAGATCGCCGATACCGCTCCACATGCGAACGGTGCCAGATGCGAACTCGCCATAAAACAGCAGAATCGGCGTAACGCTAGCAGAGCCGATCTGCGACAGCATTCCCGCTGAAAGGCCTCGACTCATAGCGCCTCGGTCGCAGAAAACGTAATGCCGTACTTCGAAACGTGATCAGCATCCCAGCTAAGCTCGTTCGAATCCATGCGGAATACGGCTTTAGGTGAAATAAACGTAACCGCAGCTCCGCCAGATGCGGTAGCCTTGATAGTCGGCTCTACGCTAACGCTGACCACACCGGAGCCATTACTCGTAGCGTCAGCCGTAATCATGTATAGCTTTGCAGTCGCAGCCGATCCGATCTGGATGTAATCGCCAGCTTTGAAAGCAACTATGCTATTACCTACGCCAGCGATCGAAACGTCATAATCGCCGATCGCAACAGCCGTATTGAGCGTAGGCGTGGCAGATAAGCTGATAGCGCCGCGAGGATTCTTGGCGTCAGGATCGCCGAGCAAGAAAGTTCCGCGCCGGCCATGTAGCTGCATAAAGAATGACTGCCAGGCTGCGGCGGTTTCCCGCTTCATAGGCGGCAGCTTAATTTCGGCAACCCACAGCGCCATCGGCCATTCGTAGACTTGCTGCTGCCCGGTAAACGGCGACTGCGCCATAGCGACAGCGCGACGGATAGCGAATCGAGACGCTACCGGGGCTGGCGTTGCCGGCATTGTGAGCGGATAAGACGGGGCTGGCATTATGCGAACGCCTTACGATAAGAACCGCCACGGGTTGCCGCTTGCGCTACCGCAGCCTTAGTAATGTCGGCGATCTGCGGCATCATGTTGTTAATCTCTGCTCGCACCGTAGCCTGAACGCCGGTCGTAACCGCGATTGTTTGATTAACGACGACACCACCGCCGCCGCCCATAGCTGACCGCGTATTATTCGAGTTCATTATCGAACCCGCTGAATGCGGAATGAACAATTCCGGGCCGCGCTCGCCAACCAAAGTAGGCTGACCGGATGAGACAGCGCCACCAGTTGCCCGACCTAATCCAGAGCCGATTACTCCGTAAGAGCTCCCAAGCGCTACCTGGTCTGGCGTCGGCACCGTCCCCATTCCTAGAGCGGCACGAATCGAGTTCATCAGCGGTACAACGATGAGCATGCGCGTGACCTCTTGCAGAATCATGCTGCTAAGGTTCCGCATGAAGCCCTTAAACGCATCGCTAATCGTCTCGACTCCGCTGAAGATATTGACCAGCGAGTTTGTCATAATCGATTCGGTCTGGTTGATGATCTCGCCGATAGACTTCATCAGAGGATTCGTCATTACAAGTTGTTCATTTAGCTTCTTAATCGCGTTGCCATATTCATCGGTCGTGATACGGCCAGCCTCGAAAGCATTAGTTACGTCGCCGATGGTTTGCTGAATCTTCTTTTCTTCGGTATCGAACGAACGAACCGCGCTGATTCCGGCCTCGATACTCGCCTTTGATTTTTCCGCTTGCTTGATTTCGTTGAACACCAAGCGAGCCTGTTTATACACTTCTTCTAGTTGAGCATCGCTTAGCACTTTGCGAGCACTACTGGTGAGCTTGGCAAAGAACGCCTCGAACTCATCAGACGTTCGCGCTTCCATCTTCATGTCGCTGAGCTGCTGCGTGATTTCTTTAAAGGCTTCAGCACCTTTCATGTCAATAAAAGACTGACGCAATCGCGAAAGATCGATGCCCATCGCCCGAAGTCGACCGAGATTTTCCGCGCCTACGAATTGACTGAACTGCTTATCAAGTTCCGGTAGCGCGTTTTCTGATCGCATGCGGAATATTTCTTCTCGGAAATTTGCAACTAATAGATTGCCTTTAGCCAACTCAGCATTGTCGACCGCAGTTTGCAACGTCCCAAGATCACCACGATTCCCAGTGAATAGACCTTGATCGTTAAATTTACCTAACATATCCGCAGATTTCAGCGCGGCGACCATTTCTTTCGACATGCCGCCTGCTTCTAGCTTGGCAGCGATCATTTCCTCGCGCAGACCTTTAAGCGTATCGGTAAACTTTTGCGCCGCTTGTTCAGGAGGCTTTGGGAATGCGTCCTGTAAAACGGCGTTAAGTTCTTCCGTCGTTTGCTTTACTTGCTGCTCTGCTTCGGCAGTTCCGCCGAATTGCTCCTTGAGAGCTTCCATCGCTTTATCAAGGACGCCAGTAACCTCGGCCAGCGCAACCATGCCGATAGCGACAGCCATCAGCGGGCTTTTTTTCAGGATCGCGCCCAACGCAGCAAACGCAGCGCCAGCCTTAGCAGCAGACGATGCGAACGTTACCAACGCTGCACCGATAATAAGAATGCGATTAACGGCGAGCACGGACAAGAAGATAATCGCCGCCTTCGTGATCGTGTCGAAGTTTTCCTTTACGAATACGATCGCCTGACCAAGCCCGCGCACAGCGCTCGCCAATGCTTGCCCGATCGTCTTGGCCAGCGAATCGCCTTCGCCAGTCGTTTGAATTAGCAGCCCGACAAGATCGGTAAGCGCCTGCTTAAGACCGGCCTCGCCGATAAGCTTAAAGAATCGATTAGTCGCATCTTCCAGGTTCGAGAATCGACCCGTAAGCGTTTGCGCAGCTTTGTCGGTCGCATCGCCGAAATTTGTCTGCGAGATCCCGCGCAAGTATTCAAGGATGTTGGACTTGTTGATAGTCGTTGACACGCCTCGGAACGTAGCGACAGCATTATCGCCCTCAGTGCGAACAACGATGCCGAGACTCTTTAGCATCTCGAACTCGCCGGTGGTGGCGTTCAGGATAGCGAGCGCAACGTCCTGAATGCTCTTACCTCGGGCGGCAGCGATATTGCCAACGTCCCGCAGAACATCACTCGTTGGCGCAATTCCAGCAGAGGCGAGCGTCGTGAACGCCTGGGTCACCTCTTGAACTTGGAAAGTCGTTTTCTCGCTGTAGTCGGTAATCGTCTGCATCGCCGCTGCCGCTGATTCTGCGGTCGGAGCGATAGACTTTAGGCGAGCCTCTAAGTCCTCGAATTCACGGATGACGCTAACGACCTTGCCAAGCGTCGCAACACCGATCACCGTGCCGATGATAGTGCCGAGAGTCCTGAAGGCTCCCGAAGCGCTATCCGTGGCTTTCTCTAGGTTCTTAAGCGAACCCGTAGCGTTGCTGCCGAAGGTCTTGATTTGTCCTTCGACTTTGGAAAGGTCACGACGCAGGCCGGATAGATCAGCCTCGATTCGCACTAGCAGCGTGTCAAGCGTCGTAGCCATCAGTCCGGGTACCTTTCCATCAAATCATTCAGCTCGTCCCTGCTAAGCGGCGGCGGCTTCGCCGAATGGAACTGCTGGAATCCTCGAATCGCTGCGTACCACTCACCAGGGCTTTGATCCCAGAACTCGGACGCTCGCATACCCATTGCGCCTAGTCCGATTTCCATGAACTTACCCCAGGGGATTAGCTCGATTCGCTGTCCGCCGCCACCACCTTTCCCGGCTCACTCCCAGCGGTAAGCGCATAGGCGATGATCTCGCCGGCCACACGCATACCTTCTGCAAGCCCTGCCGCCCACACTACTTCGCCGACATCCTTCTGGTCGATGTTGTTGCCACCAGCGCGAACAATCGGCGTGATGATAGAAAGCAGCTCATTGACCTTTAGATCGCCTTCCTGCAGCTTTTGCGCGATCTTGACGAGCCCCATACCTAGACCGTTTTCGATTCGCATCAGCGTATCAAGGGTGACGCGCCCGGTGTACTGCTTTTCACCCAGGCTAATCTTCAGTTCGCCGCGTTGTGGATTTAACATTTACGACCTCGATGGTAGATACCAGCCATGCCTCGCTACGATTAGCGATGTTCTCTACGCTAGCGACAGCGTAGGTTTTACCGTCTGCAATGATTGTAGCCCCGAGCGGCACTTCCTGCAGAACGGTAAACCTCTCACCTTTCTGCGCGATCGTTACCGCCTCGCCGTCAATCTTCGCCTCTACTTGCGTCCACATAGCAGACCCCTTACGCGAAGGTGACAGCGCCAGACGATTCGAGCGTTACAGAATAAGTGACCTCGCCGTTATATTCTCCCGCGTACTCAAGCGAGGCAATCATAAAGGTACCAGTGTAAGTGCCGAAGTCTGGAATCACGATCTGATAACTGCTGAACGAACCCGCGTTGAACGCGCTTCGCAGAGTGCCGTCGACAGCAACATCGGTAAAGACGCCCGAGCCGGACACGCTCATCGAATTAACGCCGCCTTGCGCAAGCAGCGTTCGAACGCCAGCCGAGTCTTTATTCGTAATGTCCACGGCTTCGTCATTCATCGTGATAGACGTAGACCGTAAGCCAGCGATGGTCGTATACGAAACCGGCGACCCGCTACCGATCTTGATGAGTAGCGCAGAACCTTTCTGAGCAGCCATGATTTCCCCTTAGACGGTAGCGAAGGTGATAGTCCCGCTCGATTCAAGCGTTACCGAGTAGGTCACTTCGCCGTTGTACTCGCCAGCGTATTCAAGCGACGCCACCATAAACGCGCCGGTAAACGTCCCGAAGTCCGGTACGATTACCTGGAAGTTCGCAAACGTCGAAGCATTGAACTTCTGCCGCAGCGTAGTTTCCGAGGCGGCATCCGTAAAGACGCCCGATCCAGAGATCGAATAGGATGCGACGCCGCCCTGTGCTAGCAGGGTACGGACGCCGGAGCTGTCCTTATTCGTGATGTCGACCGCTTCATCGTTCATGGTGATCGAAGTAGACCGCAGCCCGCCGATGGTCGTAAATACCTCGGGGCTCGCGCCGTTTCCGACCTTGAGCAAAAGCGCTGAACCTTTTTGCGCTGCCATTTGTTACCTCATTGATCGAACACCATTGCGCGGAATCGGATAACGCCGTGCCTGGTGAGTCCGTCAGCGTCAACGAATGTTGAGCTGAATTCTTGGCGCAAATTGACTAGGGAAGCGCCCGTCACTGCTAAGTCGTAAGTATGAAGCAAAGCGTAAATTCGCTCCATGATTTGTTTTGTCTCTTTTAGCCCGCGATACCTAGACCACACATGCAGGGTAAGCGTGTGCTCTAACCCGTCCAAGGTCTTGCTGCCGTTGTTTAGCGTCGTTTCCTCGCCGATGACCACATACGGGTAGTCCGTATCCTGCGGCACATCATCGTAGACGCCTTCAACCAGCCCCATAAGCGTAGCATCGCCGGTAAGACGACTATAGATCGCGGAGGCTAGGTTAAACGAATGCAGGCTCATTTCAGCTTGGCGAAGATCGCTCGGATGCGGGGCTTGCTCTGCTCGA